ACGTCATTGATCAGCTGCAGCACATCGCCCGATGGCACCAGCTCGCGCAGATCCGCTTCGGTCAGCTTTTCGCCCTCGAAGAGCACGGTCTCGCAGACGAAGGCAGCCTGCGTCTTTGGCACATCGCCCTTGCCGGCTTTCTGCGCCGCCATCCAGCGTCCATGATTGATGAATTTCGGCACAGTGCAGACAACACCGGACAGGTTCAGCGTGACCTCACGGCTGCCGCTGTTTTCGTCCTTGTAGGCTGCGAGTTTGGCGCGAACGCCGGTTGCTTCCTTGCCCATGATCTTCCTTTCAGTCTTTCAACAATGACGTCTAACGCGGCCAGACGCTGCGACCGTCGATGCGATAGATATTATTCCAGGCGTCGAATTCGATGATCGGCGTTTCCGCGCCATAAACCTTCTGCAAGAAGGTCGAGACCGTGATGTCGTGCTCCTGCCCCATCTGCTCGCCGAGCCTGGCCTTGCGGCCACCCGTCTTCATCATCTGGAAGCCGATATGGGTCACCAGAATGTGCGACTTCGCTTCCGAGCGGCCTTCTTCGTCAAAAATATCGACGTACGAATGCAGCTGCAGCCTGGTCATCAGGGTCGGGTTGAGGATCTTGCGGCTGACCTCTTCGTCGAGCCATTCGAAGCTGATCTTCGCCTCGATCGGCTGCACCGGACGGCCCGGCAGCTTGAGGACGCCGATCATGCCGAGTGCCGAGTGCTCAACGTCCTGGTGTTCGATATCTCCAAGGTCGAGTTCGCTGACCCGGCCACAGACGTCGACGCCATTGATGTAGCAGTCGCTGTCCGTGATCTGGCCGATCTTGTTGCGCGCCATGTCTGGTCTCCTTCTTAGGCAGCCAGCGCGAGCGCGTTGGCGATGAACTTGGTGTCGACGTATGAATGCGTGGTGATCCGCTCCATAACGGATGTCGGGTGGCATTCGAGCGTGTAGTGGAAGCGGCCATCGGCGATTTGCTCGGGCGTGTTCTTCTGCCGGTCGAAACGGAACGTTGCACCGTAGAAGACGCGGTCGCCGATCTTGGCGCGCAGATAGGCGTTCACGCCTTCTTCAGCCGCCTCGACATTTTGCGGTGTGCCGAGCCTGTCGACGTAGTTCATCAGGAAGAACACGATGGCTTCGTGCGTCATGTCGAGGATGCGCCGCGCATGGATGAAGTTCTCGACATGCGAGGATGACGGGAACGCAGCCGACCGGTTGCCGAACGACCGGAAACCAGTGGCGAACGACCGCATCGCCGTGACGATACCGGCCTCGTTGAGGAAATTAGTGTCATTCTGCGTGTCGGTCGGATAGAAATTGATCGGCACTTCCAGACCGACCACGCCCTTCATCTCGCGGTTCGAGAACGAGTGATGATAGCCGAGCTCCAGATCGGTCGCGATGATCAGGCCGGCAATACGCGACGACAGATGGTCGAGCATCGTGCCGCCGTTGACCTTGTCTTCGATCAGGACGCTCGGATAGCAAAGCACAGTGCGCGCAGATGACGTGTTCGCGATACCGGTCGCACCGCGCGCCTCGACGGCCTGCTGTTTGGTCAGCCCGGTCGGCAGGTCGCAGATCGCGATTGCGCCAAGCTTGCTGGCGACAACGTCCATTTCGGCGCGGACAGTATTGACCTGCGAGCTGGTCGACAGGATCAGCTTCGGGAAGTAGCCGAACCGGTTGTAGCACTCGTAAGCGCCCTTCAGGCCGGTGGCCTGGTCGTTCGTGATAGTGCCGGTCAATTCGGGCGTGGTGACCTTGGTCGGGTCGGGCACATTCGTGGCCGACTTGTGGACGTCAGGATTGAAGACGTTGTTGACGATGATCGTGCCGCCGCCGCCCTGGTCAAAGATTGCGTCGAGCCGGTTTGGAATGTCGAAGCCTACTGTGGGAGGTCCGAACAGCTCCGTCGCTTCTGCCTGTGTGCGCACGATGATGCGCTTGTTGATCTTCTTGGCGCGATCAGCTGGCGTCACATCGGTAAGATGGATTGGTGCCAGACCGTTGACATAGGTAACAGCAGACTTGACGTCGCGAACGACCGTCACGCCATCCTTATGTTCAACGATCTCAGGGCCGTGGTGGAAATTGACGGGCATATTGACCTCGCGTCCTAGAGTTCGGTTGTGGGTTCGGGAGCCGGCAGGGCAGGTTCTCCTGCAGACGTTTGCTCCTGGTCAGCTTCGACAAGCAGCTCAGATGCGATCAGATTTTGGATGATCGGATGATCGAGAGGCAGGTCATGATAGGTCGCGCCACGCATGAGGTGGATTTCGCGTTCGTCGTGATCGAAACCGCTGTTTGGCCCTAGATAGGTGAGCCCCGGTGCTGTCGAATTTATCTTCCTGGCCATGTGATCCTCTTCAGCTTGCTTGACTGTGAACGACTGGCCGCATCAGCGGCGCTGGCCGGATACGCTCTCGCGCCACGGCAGGAGCGGTCAGTGCGACCTGCAACCGCCAGCGCCAGATGCCCTCGCGTTCCTCTTCGAGTTCGTCGCGGACGATCTCAGCCGGACCGGCACCCGCAAAGGCAGAGCCCTGAAGCGCCAGCCGCAGATCTTCGAGATGGCCGTATGCGCCGTTCTCGCCGAGCAGCGAGCGCGACAGCAATATGATCGCGAATTGCATGCGGCGCTGCTGGTCTGTGCGTGTCGGACTTTCGGCAGCGCGGTAGGCCGAGCCCATATAGTGGACGAGCGCCGCCGCTTTCAGATTGGCGAAATCGTAATTGCGCGGGTCAGCTGGAAACGCATCGACCTTGATCGTCCCGGCCAGTTCGGACTTCAGGCGCGCGACTATCTCGGCCTCGACCTTCTCGATAAAGAGCGGCTCGCGAACACGGCGGAGGATGGCGTCTGACATCTCGATCACCAGCCTTTCAATGTCTTTTCAGCGACTGGCTCCGGCATTGCCGCCAGAACGCGCCCGGCCATCTCGCCATTAATTGGCTGACCGGCAATCGGCAGCTCGGCCTGACCGCGTGAAACGCCTTTGAAGAAGGACAGCGCGTCTTCGTAACGCTTGCGCACCTCCTCGCTGATCTGGCTCTGGCCGCCGGAGCGTGAACGCAGCCGGTAGCGTGCGATGTCGGAGACAAATCCTTTGAGCAGATCTGGCGTGGCCTCTGCGGTCATCGTCTCGATAACCGGGTAGCGTGAACGCGCATAGCCGGTCAGAAGATCTTCGGCGAACTTGATTGCCTCCTCAATCATTGGCTGATTGAGGCTGCGGCCTTCCGGTCCGTTGAACGAGCCGAGACCGGCGATCTGCGACAGTTCGTCGAGACCGATACGGGTCTGAAATTCGGCTATGGTGAGAAGGCGCGTCATGTCGCGTGTTTCGGTTCCGGTTTGAAGGTGATCAGGAGGTTGCCGCACCGGCCTCCTGATCGACGGTCTAGCCCTCCGCCGATTGTCTGGCGTTGCAGGCCCTTGTGCGGGGAGCCTGCTGAAGGCGCTCTCGGGGGTTATTCTTGTGGCGCGGCGAGGATCGCCGCCTTGTCAATCTCGTCCTGGCTGACATCGCGGCCCAGCGCCTTGGCGAACCTTGCCGCAATCCACTTGCCGTCCTTCGACTTGAGATCGGCAGCGCCGTCGCCCTGCATCAGGTCGACGATCGAGCCGAGCTGTTCTGACGACAGCGGCTCCGCAATAGCCTCTGCCGCGACCAGCTCACGCAGGTGAGCCAGATCGCTTGGCGTGATTTCCATCGCGCCGGCTTCTGCGATCTGCAACGCCTCGGCGGACGTTACCTCGGGCGTAGAACCGGCTGCATGCTTCTTGCCATTGAGCTTGACCGGCGCGATGAGTTTGACTTTTTCCTTGCCCATCATCGCCTCCGTCAAGCCGCCGCGCCGGCGTTCTGGATCAGGAACCCGCCTTCTGCTCCGGTGAGCGTCGGCTTGCGCTCGACCTTGACCGAGTAAATCCAGCTGTCTTTCCCGTCCAGGAAGTAGGGCTTGGCGACCTGCGGATAGCCGAGCAGCGTGTAGGTGTAGCCGAAAGACGGCACCTGAAAATTGCCTTCGCCGCGCGGCACCCAGGCGAGGATGGCGTCATCGCCCCAGACGTCGTTGGCCAGTGCGTCATCCGGCGCGTTTTCGGGCAGATAGACCGCCTTGCCGACAATCACCTTGTCGACTTCGAAATAGTTGGCCAGCATCGCTGCCGTGATGCTTTCGGCGCTCGTATATTTGAAGTTCTCCTTGACCTTTGGATGCACCTTCAAGGCCGAGAACGCGGTTGGCCCGAGCGTCAGCGTGTTGGGATAGCGACCGATCGAGCGCCGCGCCGCCTCACGCCCATCGCGAATGTCAGCGGCAGGATCGCTGCCGGGATCGGTCCAGCGGTCGGAACCAACCAGCGCAAGCTTGTGATTGTTGTCGTAATTGGCCGCATTGCGGGCCAACTGGGCAGCATCAAATTCGAGGTTCAGATCCTCGATATCGAGCACCATGTTGACCGTGTGGCGGCCAAGGTCGATGCCCGGCACGTTCTCAGCTTCTTCCTGATGCTCTATTGGCAGCACGCCTTCCAATGCGTTCTGGACAAGCCCGATCGGGTCGGACGCATAGCCGAATTGGATGCGCTTCTTGTCTGCGCCGGGTGCACGGCGCGTATTGACCATCCGGAAGCTTTCCTTGCCGAAACGGATCACGCGCATGGAGCGATTGGTCACCGTCGCGCGCGGGAACAGCTCGTGGCTGATGAACTCGGCATTGCGATAGCCGCGCGCATGGGTCGACAGGATCGGGTCGATGACAGCTGCGGTTCGCGTATTGAGGGCTCGGGACATGGAGATTGCTTCCTTTAACGGATGAGGATGTCGACGAATTCGCCGTCATTGGCGGAGGTGAGCGCAGTGGCGAAATCATTGACGCCGGCACCCTTGGCCTTGACGCCGCCGCCTGCCGCCGAAATCACGCGCTGGCCGCGCGTGATGACGCCGGACGCCTTGACCCGGTCGACGCCGAGCGCAATGACACTGATGGCCTGCCCGATCTCGGTGGCCGGATGCTGTGCCGTGCCTTTGACTGGCACGTCGTCGGCGGTGATCTTGGCGTCGTCGAAGCCGATCAGGTCGGCGGGCTCGAAGAGCGTCGTGGCGATGGCGGTCAGCGTGAGAAGATTGGTGAAGGTTCGCATTGTGGTCTCCGGTCAGAGGACTGCGTCAACGGCAGCTTCGTAAGACGTGCCGGGATGCGCGCGCTGATAGGCCAGCGCCTTGGTATGGATTTTCAGACCTTCCGGATCGACGGCCTTGCCATCCGAGGCAAACGACACCGTCTCGGTCTCGTCCGGGTCATCGCCCAGATCGACAGCGCCAAACGAAACGATCTTTGGCTGCGCCTTGAAGATGTCACGCAGCGCCTGGCTGAGAGACTTTGCCTCCCCGCCACTGAACGAAACCTCGGCCTCCTCCGGCACCGCGTCGAGCAGTCCGGCGAGCTCTGCCACCTTGGCCGGCACAATGCGGCCTTCTGCGGCGAGGCTTTCTGCGAAGGCAACATTGTCGTCATGGCGCAGCTTGCGCTCACGGTCTGCGATG